CGCTACGCTCCCATTGTCTTACAGTGTTAGCAGTAGGTTGATACTTAGGCATTGATCCTTTTCTTACTATGTGGTTCATTGTAATCCTCACTCAGCATTACGACGGGCGAACTCTTCAGCGGTAGCGATTGCGATTGCTTCGAGTGCGGCTATTACCTTGAGGTAAGACTTGCGCTTTGCACCATCAACGACAACACCCTGCTTTTTGTTGTATGTCAAACCCTTGTCCTTAAGATCATTGATGCGATCCTGAAAGCGATCAATCAAGCTTTCGTATGTGGCACGGTTAGAAATAGTGAGCGATTCTCCAGTGAGTGCTGATATATACTCAGCGAGTGGACGATAGTTACCATTGAACGTAGCCGATGCGATCCTGCACAAACCATCCATTGCCATACCATTCCGAGCGGCCGCACCAAGCTTACCCTTTTCAGCAACAAGAGCGGCAAGGGTAAAGTGCGAAGCCTGCTCGACTACACTCATTTTCTTATCTGCAAGGGTTTTTCCCGATACCAATACTTGAGCAGGGGCAAAATCAACGACGGGCATTTCAGCGGTATATTTCATTAGTTCCATTTTGAAAACTCCGAAGGTTAGATGTACACGGATCAACGTACTAAAATCTAATACGCTGATTGGTGTACCCTTTGCATTACTGACCTATGGGCAATCGGATACGATCCGAAAGCTTTAGTCGGAAGCTTGCAAAGGGTAACCTCGCTACCGTTTCCTGCTCTAGCCCGATAGCGGCATCAATGCCCGTTTCTCGCACGGCATCAGCGGATCACTAGCGGTATGCTCACACTAGTCGCCTTGCGGCATGATCGTTCCAAGTTTTTAATGAACGGTTGTCGGTTGGTTAGCTACTTTTGCCAGTCCGCTGAAATAACCCAGTAGGCTATCTGTTACGGTAGGCTTTCGCTTTCCTGCTAATCCCGTAGGACTAACCCGATGATCACTCGGCTTTCGCTTCGCTTGATTGCATTGTACCACAATTAGCCCCTAGCCATAACAAAATACGTATAAGGTATTACCCACCCTATCCCGACCCCCCCAAACCTAGACTTGACGCACCGCCGCGCTAGTACATACTGTTCCGCGTATCCAATAATGTGTTTTAAAAACACCCCCACCCCCTACAAAAATTTCCACAATCTGACCCTACCCTTCTATATAGAAATACCCCCCGTCAGGAGTCCCAACCTCCTTTTGCTTTACAAAATTATTATTTGCATATAGAGTCAGCAGCTATCTCAATCTCGGTGCCCCTATTCCCGCGATGAACGTAGAACCAACTAAAGATAAACCCGTGCCGTTTGACCTCTCCGCAGAGGAACCTGAGCACATAAAAGAAAAGATGGTTGTTGCAGGCGATACGGCTCTGCTACTAAATCAGTTGGGGATGCCTCTAGAGATGGACCCCGACGACGCTGCCAAAGCCGAAGAGTTATTTAGACAGGCGGGTAAAGGGGTACCTGCGCGTAAAGCTAAAAAAGAACTTATGAACGGCGGGGTTGCTGCAACCCTGCGAACGATTATTGCTAAGTACGACTCTCCAGTATTTGCAGATATTGTGCAGGCGCGGCAGTTTATTACTGCTAAGCTTGTAGAGCTTGCAACCTGTGGCGATACTAAAATAGAAATAAAAGCTCTGGAGTTATTAGGTAAACACAGCGACATTGGTGTATTTACCGAGCGCAGTGAGATAACCGTCACCCATAAAAATTCTGCTGACTTAGAAGCAGAGATTAAAGAACGTATTAAACGCTTATTAGTAGGTGGCGCTACTGACGTAGATATAGTGCCAATAAAAAGTTTAGATGAAGAGTTGGGTATAGCCACACCAAACCTATTAAAAGAATTAGATGCTGAATTAATAACTGAACCTGTCGATGATTAATTCACAGCCTACACAAGATAATGCAAGTTTATCTGCATTGTTAAATAATATTTCAGGATTGTCTGAAAGTGATTTGCGTGATTTAAATCTGCGATTACAAAAACTTGAGAAATTAAAAAGTCAGGAAGTATGTAAGGAACGGTTTATTAAGTTTGTAAAACGAGTTTGGCCTACATTTGTGGATGGTAGACATCATGTGCGAATGGCTGCGGCTTTTGAAAGAGTCGCTAGGGGGGAAGTTAAACGCCTTATTATTAATATGCCTCCTCGTCATACTAAGTCTGAATTTGCTTCTTACCTTCTACCTGCTTGGTTCTTGGGAAAGTTCCCTCATAAAAAAGTAATCCAGACCGCGCATACAGCAGAGTTATCGGTTGGGTTTGGTAGAAAGGTGCGAAACCTTGTTGATCAGGATGTTTATAAAGATATTTTCCCTGGTGTAGGACTGCAAGCTGACTCAAAAGCTGCTGGTCGATGGAATACAAACAAAGGTGGTGAATATTTTGCTATTGGCGTAGGTGGTGCGGTGACAGGTAAGGGTGCGGACCTGTTAATTATTGACGACCCACATTCGGAACAAGAGGCTGCGCTGGCAGCAGTCAACCCAGAAATCTACGATAAGGTCTATGAGTGGTACACATCAGGCCCAAGACAGCGTCTGCAACCGGGGGGAGCTATCGTCATCGTGATGACTCGGTGGGGTTTGAGGGATTTAACGGGTCAAGTTATCAAAAATTCGCTGCAAAGAGGGGGTGATGAGTGGGAAGTGATCGAATTTCCTGCTATTTTGCCCTCTGGTAACCCACTTTGGCCTGAATTTTGGTCGTTAGATGAGCTTTCTGCACTAAAAGAGGAGCTTCCTAACTCAAAATGGCAAGCTCAGTACCAGCAACAGCCGACTTCTGAAGAAGGTGCCATCGTTAAGCGCGAATGGTGGAAGGTATGGGAAAAAGATGATCCTCCAAGATGCGATTTCATTATTCAGTCGTGGGATACGGCGTACGAAACGACTAATCGTTCGGACTTTTCTGCGTGTACAACGTGGGGTATCTGGACAACTGAGGAAGGTGAGACAAACATCATCCTCTTAGATGCCTATAAAGCACGACTTGAGTTCTATGAACTAAAGAAGAAGGTGTTAGAACTGCATAAAGAGTATGAACCTGACGCATTAATCGTGGAAAAGAAGGTATCAGGTATCTCGCTCTACCAAGAGTTGCGTCGGATGGGTGTGCCAGTGTCAGAGTTTACCCCCAGCAAGGGCAACGACAAGATAACTCGACTCAATTCGGTGTCTGACATCATTCAGTCGGGGCGTGTGTGGGTGCCAAACACTCGATGGGCAGAAGAACTTATCGATGAGATTGCAGCTTTCCCAGCAGGCGAGCATGATGACTATGTGGATGCAACTACGCTAGCATTAGCAAGGTTTAGGAATGGCGGGTTTTTGCGCCTTCCAACAGATGAACCCGATGAGTTGCAATACTTCCGTGGGTTCCGTGGCGCTAAGCGTGGGTACTACTTAAGTTAGGAATGAATCATGGCTATTGATAAAGCACTGTATGAGATGCCCGAAGGACTTGAAGCCTTGGCGCTTGAAGAAGCACCTATTGAGATTGAGATCGAAGACCCTGAATCCGTAACGATTGGTGTAGGTGGGCTTGAGCTTGAGATTGAGCCGGGGGATGAAAACGAGGAAGAAGAGTTTGACTCTAATCTAGCCGAGTTTATGAAAGAAGGTGACTTACAGAAAGTTGCCAGCGATGTGATGGAGATGGTTGAAGCTGATATTACTTCGCGTAAAGACTGGGTTGATACTTATGTTAAGGGCTTGGATGTGCTGGGCCTTAAATATGATGAAGTTACTGAGCCTTGGGATGGTGCCTGTGGGGTGTTCTCAACCTTGCTAACTGAAGCAGCGATTCGCTTCCAGAGCGAGTCCATCATGGAGACATTCCCGGCAGGTGGGCCTGTAAAGACACAAATCATTGGTCAGTTTACCCCTGCTATTGAAGAAGCAGGTAAGCGGGTGAAGGCTGATATGAACTATCAGCTAACTGACAAGATGCCTGAGTATCGGTCAGAGCACGAGCGTGCGCTGTGGGGTGTGGCGCTGGCAGGTTCGTCATTTAAGAAGGTTTACTACGACCCGTCATTAGAGCGCCAAGTTTCGTTCTATGTACCTGCCGAGGATGTCATTCTTCCTTATGGTGTAACAAACATTAGACGTACAGATCGCCTTACGCACATCATGCGTAAGACTAAGAATGACATTAAAAAATTGCAGGTAAGTGGGTTTTATCGGGATGTTGATCTTGGTGAGCCTTACGCCAGTCAGACCGATATTGAGAAAGCCAAAGCGCAGAAAGAAGGGCAAGAGCCGACTAAAGATGAGCGGTATCAGATATGCGAGGTGCATATCGAGTATGACTTGCCGGGGTATGAGGAAGAACTGCCACTGCCCTACGTCATTACTATCGACAAAAATACCAACAAAGTCTTAGCTATACGGCGTAACTATAAAGAAGACGACCCTCAGAAACGTGCGCGTCAGCATTTTGTGCACTATATGTACATCCCTGGGTTTGGTGCTTATGGCTTTGGGTTGATTCACATTATCGGTGGTTATGCCACGGCGGGCACCATGCTGATACGTCAGTTGGTGGACGCAGGGTCGCTATCTAATCTTCCCGGTGGGTTAAAGGCTCGTGGACTGCGGATCAAAGGCGATGACACTCCTATCGCTCCGGGTGAATGGCGAGATGTCGATGTGCCGGGGGGTGCGATTAGAGACAACATTCTGCCACTTCCTTATAAAGAACCCAGTCAGGTTCTCCTCGCCTTACTAAACCAAATCACCGAAGAGGCGCGAAGGCTCAGTGGTATGGCTGATATGAAGATCAGCGATATGTCGAGTCAGGCTCCGGTAGGTACGACGCTGGCACTGCTTGAGCGGCAGTTAAAAACGATGGGTGCTGTGCAGGCTCGCATCCATGCGGCGATGAAAGAAGAGTTCAAGCTGCTCAAAGAAATTATCAGGGAGTACACCTCACCTGATTACAGCTACGTGCCGCAGGATGGCACACCGCAGGTTAAGGCTGAGGACTACGACATTGTCGAAGTTATTCCCGTGTCTGATCCTAACGCCTCGACGATGGCTCAGCGGGTTGTGCAGTATCAAGCTGCCTTGCAGTTGGCTCAGGGTGCCCCTCAACTCTACGACTTACCACGTTTGCATAGGCAGATGTTAGATGTGCTGGGTATTCCTAACGCCGACAAACTAGTACCCCTGCCGGATGATCAGAAGCCCAAAGATCCGGTGACTGAGAACATGAACGCACTCAAGGGTGTGCCGCTAAAAGCCTTTATCTATCAGGATCATCAAGCGCATATCACAACGCATATGTCGTTTATACAAGATCCCAAGATTGCACAGATGGTTGGGCAAAGTCCTATGGGTCAGCAGATGCAAGCTGCGATGATGGCGCACGTTGCCGAACACTTAGGGTTCCAGTACCGTCAAGAGATTGAACAGCGTGTGGGTGCACCATTGCCTGGGCCGGAGCAAGATATATCTGAAGCTGAAGAATTAGCTATGGCTAAGTACGTAGCAGAAGCAGCTCAACAAGTTTTACAGATCCACCAAGCTCAAGCTGCACAACAACAGTCTCAACAGATGGCAGCAGATCCGCTGGTTCAGATGCAGCAGCAAGAGCTTCAGATCAAAGGTTTGGAGCAGCAACGTAAAGCTGCTAAGGATCAAGCTGACGTTGCGCTGGCTCAGGGCAGACTACAGAACGAGCGTGAGCGGATCGCTCTTGAGGCTCAGAAGGAAAATATCCGACTGCAAAGCCAAGATAAGCGTGAGGATAAAAAGATCCAAGCTGACATCCTTAAATCTGTGATGAAACGAGGTGGTTAATGGCTCATGAGCGGCAAATGCTGGATCACTTATTTAACAAACTCAGAGAACGAGAGCGGGAAGTAAGTGATGCAATGGCTGAAGGAAACTGTAAAGACTTTGCTGAATATAAGAATTTGTGCGGCGTAATCCAAGGTCTGCGCCGTGCAAGGATGGAAGTACAAGACCTTGTGCAACGATATGAGGAATTTGAAAATGACTGATGCAGCTCAAGCTGTAATTGAAGATGTTCAGCTAAAAGCCAAGCAATTGCCGATTGTTAAAGGGTACAAGATTCTTTGCACCTTACCTAACATCGAAAATAAGTTTGATAGTGGGATTATTAAGGCAGACGCTACCGTCAAGTTTGAAGAGTTACTGAGTAACGTGCTCTTCGTTGTAGCACTTGGTGATATGGCGTATGCCGATCAGAACCGATTCCCCACGGGACCGTGGTGTAAACCAGGGGATTTCATTATTACCCGTGCCAACACCGGCACTCGCATTAAGATTCACGACCGCGAGTTTCGGATTATTAACGATGATTCCGTTGAAGCTGTGGTGGAAGACCCCCGTGGCATTCAACGTGCGTGAGGTGATATATGGCAGATTTTGAAAAGGTGGAATATAAATTTCCAGACGAACGTGAGCCTGATAAAAAGGCTAAAGACGACGTTGAGTTTGAAATAGAAGTCGTAGATGACACGCCACCGCAGGATAAAGGGCGTAAACCGCTTGAAGAGCCTGTCAATGAAGTAACTGATGACGAGCTATCTAAGTACGATGAAGGTGTTCAGAAGCGAATTAAGAAGTTGTCGCATGGATACCACGACGAACGTCGTGCTAAAGAGGCAGCTTTACGGGAACGTGAAGAGGCGTTGAAGTTTGCCCAACAGATTATTGAAGAGAATAAACGACTTCAAAAAAATCTAGGGACTAACGAAACTCTTTTGGTTGGTTCTGTTAAACAGGCTGTAGAGCTTGAATTAGATAAAGCTCGCAAGAAATATAAAGAAGCCTATGATGCTGGCGATGCAGATCAAATTGTTGCGGCTCAGGAAGAATTAACCGCAGCGAA